AATGCTTATGCACATCAGTAATGGGCGCTAAGAGTTTGTGCTGTGCGGCAATCTTGACCACGTTGGCCACATGCTCTGGGTTCTCATAGTCAAACGGGTTCTTGGGTTGGCCACCGGCAGCCATGTGCGATTTGCGCAATGCCAGAGCGGCTTGCATCTCGTCGATGGTTGGTTCTTTTACATCGCCTCCTTTGGCGTAGCCAAGTCTTTTGCGCATTGCTTCTTCGTAAGCTTTCATTTGGTCAACATACTGTTGGTCAATCGGTTCACGGATGATGTTCATCTTGGCATCGTTGAATGGCATCACGGGCTTACCAATGTTCCGTTGAACAGAGTTGTTGTATGACCGCGGCGCCAAGATTTCCATGGGCGTGATGTAGCGGGTCTTGCCAACCAACTCAGACGGGATGTCGTGGCCATAAGTTGGGTGGGGCGAAATGCTCTCACGCAGTTCACGGGTTGGGTCAAACTTGATCACGGCATTACCACCAGCGCCAGTCTCGATGTTGCGCAACTCAGGGTGACTGATCGCATAGATGATGTCGTCCAGCTTTTGCTTGCCGCCGGGGAAGTTCTTCTCCTTGCCCAACAAGCCAATGATCTTCTTGCGCATGCCAGAGTTCATCGAGCCATGCAGCATCACGTCGGCTGGGTTCTCAAAGCCGGGGAACGTAGGATAAGGAACATCTGACTTGCCAGTGGTCGTGGCCACGTTGCGCATCAGGTGGTTCAGCATCTCGATCTGCTTAGGCGACGACTCATGAGGCCGGTGGTGAGACAACACGGCGTCCAGCATGTGAACCGCATGATTAAGCGACTCAGGCGACATCTTGTGGTAGTGGCCATAGACAGCCCGCTCAGGGTTCTCTTCAGCCAAGCGCTTGACCACGTTGAACATCCCAGCACTTGCACCCAAGTCACTGGCCCAGCCAGCAGGGTGGCCGTAGGCGCCGTAGTCCTTACCGCCATACAAAGGAACTGGAGTGTCCAGCTTCTCGCCGCCGATAGCATGGAGCGTCTCACCGGCTTTAAGCATTTCTAAACCGAGGCGCTTCTTGCCCTTTGAGGGAACGACACCACCGCGGCTTGGATCACCGGGCACACCGACCGTGTAGGAGCCGAGCAGCTTCTCATAGTCGATCACAGGCACATCGGCCTTCTTGGCGCCTTTGATGGTCACGGGCAGGTTCTGCTCTCGAGCCAGTTGCTTTTGGATTTTCTTGTTTGGGTTGTCGATGCCTTCGATCTGACGAGCCATGCGCTCTGCATGAGCATTGATCTCGGCTTGGCTGAGTGATGGTGCTGGAGGGAAGTGCAAGGCCTTTTCCGAGCCGCCTTTGGCAAAATGGTTTACGTTGCCTCCTTGGGCTTTTGTTTTGGCGGCAAACGCTTTGCCTGCCTCACTTAATTCATCGCTGTGCTTTAAGTCAAAGTCTTGTCGCGCTCTTGCCAACAAATTTGATCCAATGCCTTGACGCTGCATGTTTGATTTAACGTAGGCGTTTTGAATGACGGCAGACTTGGGTGTTTCTCCGTCTGTCATGAATTGCAGCACCCCAACTGGCTCATTATTTTGGTATGACAAATATCTGTACGAATTAAACTTTGGATGCGAGTGCTTTGCCTTGGTAATCTTGAGTTCGGGCGAGTTGTGCAAAACGTGCTCTTCACCGATCATCTTTGATTGACCGGGGTGATGCAGCAGGTCGTGCTCTGGAACTCTGCCACCCTCAGCTTTGACCGGCTTCTGGTTAAGGACAGCTTGCCGCATTTCTTCAATCGTAGGTTCCACGTTGCCTCCTTGGGCTGCATGTAAATCGTTTTCGTGTGCTCGTGCTGGGTCAAACGCCGCAAAGCGTGAGCGCAGTACTTCTGGCTCTGGAAACATGTGTTGTGTTTGAATGCCGCCAAGATCAGTCATGTCATTGACTTCAAGACGGTCATATCCATGCTTAGGCAATTGCTTTAGCAATCCTCTTTGCCATGGAACCCCCAATTGTTTGGCTAAATTGTCGTTAAAAAACCCATGATTGTTTGGATGGTTTGGCTCTGTATCAGACACAGTTAATTTCTTGCCTCTAGCGACTAAAGGCATAACATTTGGCCCAGCATTACCGGGGCGTCTTTCTGACTCTGCATAAATGTCCGCAATTTCCGGGTCTTCTGTGGCGTATGTACTGTGTCGATTGCTTTTTTGAAATGCAGGAAAATCGCTTTGAGTCCCGTGATATAAAGGTTGATCCAACAAAAACCCAAGCGCTTTTGCCCGCTCGTCTGGTGTGTTGTTCTCATGCAGACCCAGCATCTTGATGGCGTTGAGTCGAGCCAGTTCCAATGCCTCAGAACGGGGATACTTGGGTTTGGTCATGCGTACCTCGGGGAGTTTTCGGCATTATGCCAAGCCACGATGACTGTGGCAAACACAATGCTCGAGTCCAGTTTAACTGGGGCTGTGGATAACTTTGCAGTCCAGTTTAACTGGATCAAGCCGCATAAGGATTACCACCTCGGCTGCGGTTGTATATTTCTGCGTCCTCAATGTCATCGCTGTCCACGCTGTCGTCTCGTGGAAAATCAATGGTGATCCAGCCTCCGTCACGCAGGTAGCGCAGGCCTTGTGAGATGCAGTCAACGAACTCGTCGTGTTCCGTCCCCTTGGGGAAGGAGCATATCTGGCTCACCATGCCCTCAGCCCATGCACGGACGTAACCCTTACGCTGGTCAGACTCGGGCACCCACACACGGCCAGCTTTGATGATGTTGGCCACAATGCTCAGGCGTTGGATCTTGTCGGCGCGGCCGGGGTTGTATGCGTGGACGGGTAGACCAGCCTGTTGCAAGTCCTGTATCAATGAGATGCCAGCCGACTTGTCCTCCACCAGCAAGAGGTCGACGCGCTTCTTCTCTTTGCCCTCGCCGTACACGACTTCGAACTCGTCGATTACTTTGGGGCGCAGTTGGGGGTAGGTGAGGTGGTCTTGCCAGCAGTCGATGACCATGACACACATCCCACCGTCGAGGGGCTTGAATACGCCCAGAGTAATGCAGCCAGTTGGATCGTTGTGGGTCTTGTCGCTAGTGGCACAGTCGTAAGACTGGATGATGTACTCGAACTTGGGGAAGGGCTTGTGTCCCGGCCAGAGGCGGAACCAGTCGCGCTTAACAATGCCCCCTTCTTCGGGGTCGATGATTTCTGCATGGATTTCCTGCCTTCCTAAGTTCGTGCCCTCGTACTGGAGAATCTGCTTCTGGAACGATGGCGCTAAGTTCTTGATGTTTGAATACGTCGAGGCGCGTGTGATCACCACATCATCCCCCTCGCGGCCAACCAGATCCATGATCAATGGCTTGGGCTTGGGCGTGGTGGTGACGATCACCTTCGTGCGCTTACCCAGCCGCACCGAGAACATGATCATGTCCCACGACTCTTGCAGGTAATCCCATGCGGCCAACTCGTCGCACCATGCGCCGTGCCACTGAGCACCACGGAAGCGGTCAGGCTCGCTCGCTGAGATGCCTTTGATCAATGAGCCATTCTTGAGATACAACTCATGCAGGCTCTTGTTGTAGCCGTCCGGTTCAACCAGTTCTTTGGGGATCACGGACAACAGACCTGACTCACCCTCAAAGCATGTGCCGCGGACGTCAGAACTTGTGGGCGCCGCCACCAGCCAGCGGGTGTTGGGGTTTTCCCATGCCCATTGACCGATAGTCTCGGCAGCCGTGCGTGTCTTACCTGCTCCGCGGCCAGCCAGCATCATCCAGATCGACCAATGATCGCCAGTCGGCTCGATCTGGTAGTCCATGGCCTTGTTGTAGTGCCAATCCATCCACCAGAGCCAAGCAGCCCTATCCTCAGCCGACATCTCGAGGAACTGCTCCTGAGTCTTCGGGTTCTCAAGGATGTCTTCAATTTTCATTGGCGTCTAACTGCTTCTTGAGTTTCACTGCCTTCTTCAACTCGTTGAACAGGTTCAAGTGAGTCTCAATGATGATCGGTGTATTGCCATCGCCCATGTGCTCGTGGCGGGCCAGCTTGGGAACGTGGTACTCAATCACGCTCTGAAACATGTCAAACGCCTTCGCCGGGTTGGGGGGAACAATGAACTCCCCCTTATCGTTGAGCACACCCCGAGCGACTTGGTCGAGCCATTCAGAGAGCCTGTGAGCGTTTCCGTCAACAAATGAGGCTATGGCCTGTCTTGCGTCAAAAGTCGCCTTGTTGGGCGTTCCACGCGCCCTGCCGCCTAATCTAACACCCATGATTACATCTCCTTCGCTAACTTCGGCTACTTTAGCCGTGTGACTGAATTTGCCCTTAGTTTAACTCGATGTTTATTTTTCTTGCAAATCAACGCATTTTGAGGGTGTTTATTTGATCCACGATCCATTGGGCATCATTACGCATTGCTTCAAATAGATGCCAGTCTTCTTTGTCTATCTTTCCTCCTGCGTTGTACATGTCATAGGCGTTCTCGTATACGCTACGCAGTCTTACGTTTATGCGCAGGCATACTTCCATGGGCAGGTGTACATCCCATAGCTTGGTGATTGCGTCCATTGCTTCTGTGAAGCTGTCGTCGCATCCAGTTGATGTGTAGATGCCGAAGACGTATTCGCCTTGATCGTTTACTTTTTCTTCGGTCGGGATTTCGTCGATTTCGAATTCAATTGCTTTGCTCATTTCTCACTCCTTTTGGTTGCGTTTTTGGATTCTTCTCTATGCTTGTTCAGTATCTCTTGTACTTTGTCCTCTACGGGGAAGACGTATTCGTGTAGGAACTGGGTGCTGAGTATTCTGTACATTGCCATGGAGCCAGCCCAGTTTCCTTGTTCGTCCTTCATGTTGTTGGCGGCGATTAGAAGTTGTTCTATGGAGTCTGGGTGAAACTTCATGTGTTCTTCTCCTCTTTGGAAAACGTGTCGATGCAGGGGCAGCCGCGCTCCATGCAAGCGGGATCAAGATCAGGGATGTGCTTGTTGATAGCCTCGGCAATCTTTTGGCGCAGCAAGCTTGGGCTTGCGTGAAACAACACCGCAATATCCATCAGATCCTCAACGAGTGGTTTGGATTGTTCGTATCTCATGTGTTCTTACTCCTTAACTTGGCTTCAATGGTTTTGGCAAAGTGAATGTCCGTGTGCTGATGAGAAGCCGCACACTCAGCCACAATCAAAACAATCTCCTCATCCGTAAGCCCTACCCATTGCCGCTGTGTGTTCTTATAAACCTGCGAATAAACCCTATTTCCCGTTGTCACAAATTCGTGACAAGGGGCGCACAATTCGCCAATAAACAGGCCTTCATGCGTCTGGTTTATGCAATCTTTAACAATGCACTTCATGTTTTACTTTCTTTGTCGATGATGCGCAGGCCGTTTGCTGCTGCCAGCATGGTGCGTTGAACAGTTTGAGACTCGACGCGCTTTGCCTGCGCCTCAAGATCAAGTGCAAGACCTATGCAGTCCACAGTCCCTACCCATGTGCGCTGTGGTGACAACATTTTTTGAACATCCCCACACATTACTTTGATTGCGTTGTAGCCTTCAGGATTATTGCTGTCTGCAAGTTCATAAGCCTCTTGCATAATCCTGATTCTGATGGGTTCAAAGTCTTTGTTGCTTATCCACCCCATAGGCTCCTGCACAGGTGCTGCAAGGGCTTTCTTAACGGCGGTGATGGCGTTTTGCTGCCGCTTTCTTTGACCTTGAAGGGCAGGCGCATAGTCAGAATCGTCTGGGGCAAGTTCTTTCAACGATCTAAGCGCCAGCTTCAATGCTTCGTCTTTAGTCATGCTGTTTCTCCTGTTGCTATTGTTGAAGCCGAATAGCGCGGTCATACCCAATTACAGCGCAAAGTTTTGCATTTAAATCGCCAGTTAAATTAAATGCTTGTTGATAGTGCCCAGTAATTGCCAATGCAAAACGATGCGAATCTTGAATTTTTTGACTTACGTTTGTATCTTCCAACGAGTTAATCAATGTTCGCTCACAGAAAAAGTAATCTGGGGCTTCGTCTTTAGTCATTTGTTCTTCTCCTTTTTTGCGTATTTGCCACAAGTGCATTTAAGACCATTCCAGAATCCGCAGAACAACAGCTTTTTTGCCCCGCAGTCCGTTTTCCATTCGTATCTCGAAATTTTTTTCCAAACACATTCAGTCATGTTTAGCCTCCCTTAATGCTTTAAGTTCATTTCTCAGGCGTGTGTAGCCTGCGTAGTGCAGGGCCATCTCGTAAGAGCCATCCTGTGCGCTCTGCCAGTGTGCCTGTGCCTCTCTAATC